TAGCACGTCCCCAAGTCCCTAAACAAACCCCATGAAACGTTGAAATTGACGTTCATGGAGAAAGGGGAAGAGTGCGGAGACAGAAAAGCTATGTCTGCGTGCATTGGTCCGTGTGTCAGGGCTGGCGGTAATAGTCAGCCTGTGGCACGTCCCAGGGTCGATCGGAATGATCCAGTCACCACCTTGACAGGAATCATTAAGAGATTTGCGTTGAAACCCCCCGAGCTTGACCCCAAAAGAATGGAGTCTCTCACTAGTTTTGTCGCAGATTGGTTGGAACACAACCTTGATCCTATTTCTTGTGACGAAGATTATGAATTTGAGTTCTGGATAGACAGAACCAATTATTCATTGGCTCGTCGAGATGAGTTGCGCATCTTGTATGAAGGCTTGACTAGCACACCCGAAAAACGAGAGTTTTTGGTGAAGATGTTTGTGAAAGATGAGGGCTACGATGATTGGAAACATTCGCGTGGAATAAATTCTAGATCAGACGAATTCAAGTGCCGAGTTGGGCCCATATTCAAGTTGATTGAAAAGGAGGTCTTCAAACTTCCCTGTTTCATAAAGAAGGTGCCAATTTCAGAAAGGTCCGATTATATCGTAGATATGCTCGGTGAGACCGGTCCTTTCTTGGTATCTGATTACACAGCTTTTGAGTCCTTGTTCACCTTTGAGGTGATGAAGGCTGTGGAAATGCAACTCTATGAACACATGACTAAGTATCTGCCCAACTGGTGGTATGATTTGGTCAGTAAGGTGCTCCTCGGCGTAAACGTTTGTCAATCCAAGCATCTGTGCATTAAGTTACTGTGTAAAAGAATGTCGGGTGAGATGTGTACCTCCTTGGGTAACGGATTTTCAAATTGGATGTTCATAAATTTTGTCTGCAAGGAGATGGGTACTAAGGTGACAGGAGTCGTTGAGGGTGATGATGGGCTATTCAAGTTAGAAGGCACCATTCCCACGATCAGTGATTTCGAAACCCTTGGTCTCGTCGTCAAATTGGAGGTCCACAAAACAATCGGAACCACCTCCTTTTGCGGAATGCTGTTCCACGAAGACGCTTGTGATGTAGTGACTGATCCTAAGAAAGTATTGGCCGAGTTCGGGTGGTTCCACACCCGATACTCGCGAGCTAAGCCTTCTGTTAGGAAGATGTTGCTGCGTGCCAAGTCCAACTCGCTTCGTGCACAGTATCCAAATTGTCCGATCATACGAGCCTTGTCCGATTATGGGCTGCGCATGACCAAGTCGTACTCGAGCAATTCGAAAGTAGTACTCGATAGTATGGACACGTACAAACGTGAACAATATTTGCGATTACTGTCTGTCAAAGTGGCAGAACCCAATATTCATGTCGCCTCCAGAATCCTCGTAGAACAGGAGTTTGGTATTGACATTGCTGAACAGCTGAGACTTGAAGACTATTTCCATGGTCTCAACGATTGGCATTGGGACCTTCCAGTTGCTCCAGAACTCTTTCCAGAGGCTTGGAGGACGTATGGTGAAGATTACGTTGTCAAATCTACCGGGGCGAGTGTGTACCCTATGTACACACCAATGAAGAACAAACCCGAAATGTTCCCCGAGATCGTCCGGCCTCACCTAGCCAAACCATGACGAGACAAACGTAACAAATTCCTGCTGGCATCGTAAGTGGGAAGTAAAACAACATCAGACCTCAACACGCTGCGGCAGTTGAGC